AATAAAATGAAAGAATTAATGGACAATGCTAAAGCATATTATCAGCATATCAGAATTATATCTAAAATGTATGCTCGCGTTCATGAACATAATGTTAATGTTGAAGGTAATCAGGAACGAATTAATTATATTAGAGGATTAATTACTAGAAGAGAACATAACATGGATGCTTTTTATAACCAGGTATTTAAGGAAACATTAGATCCATTTACATTATTAAGAGAAAAAGAAATAGAACAATTTAAAAACCAAACAGATGAAAATAGTAGCAATAAGTGATACTCATACATTTCATGAGCGTTTAACTAGTAATGCTAACTTTCCTAATAAGTTACCTTATGGTGATTTACTTATTCATGCTGGTGATTTTTCTAGTACAGGTAAGAAAGGTGAAGTAGAGGATTTTATCAATTGGTTAAAACAAATAGCAACTAATTACACATATGGTGTAGTATTTATTGCTGGTAATCATGATCGTTCATTCGATCCAAAATTTAATTATGAAGATAATCAAAAAAATAAGCCCCAATGGTTGGTTGATATTTTATCTGATATTCAATCTAGCGGCAATATTCACTATCTTGAAAATAGCTCGATTAATATAAACGGCTATAATATTTGGGGTTCACCTGTTACACCTTGGTTTCATGGTGATAGATGGGCATTTAATAAACATAGAGGTGAAGAAATTAAAGCAGTATGGGATACAATTCCAACTGACACGGACATTATTATCACTCATGGTCCTGTAGCATATAAATTAGACTTTACAGTTTATGATAGATTATATGTAGGGTGTGAGGACCTAAGAAAGGCAGTTAACTTTATAAAGCCAAAATTGCATATATCAGGACATATACATGAAGGGCATGATGTTGATTATGATGAACATACAACATATGTTAACGCTAGTATTTGTACTTTAAGTTATGATCCAACAAATATGCCTTGGGAAATAGAATTATTAAACAATGAAGTATTAATTAAATAAAAATATATGAAAAAATTTAAATGGCTTGAGACTATAGGTTTAATCACTATAGCATCATTTTTACTTTACATTTTATATTGGGGTTTTAGAATGATATTTTATGCTTGGACTATCTAAGAAAAAAAAGGAAAAACGAGATTGGTTTGTAGTCTATAGTGACTATGGATACTTTAAGGGTTTAGCTAATGGTGGACAATTAATATGGACACAAGATGAAACCGAGGCTAAACCCTTAGATCATCCTAATAAAATGAGAATGATAAAATTTTTGGCTCCTAAAGATATAGAAGTTATATTAGAGTATATATGAGTAAACATACATTATGGGTTGAGAAATATAGACCCGATACATTAGAAGGTTATTTAGGTAATGAAGATTTTATAACTAGTTTAGAAACATGGATTAGTAAAAATGATTTTCCTAATCTATTGCTTTATGGTCCTGCTGGTACTGGTAAAACAACAGCAGCTAAATTGGTAGTTAAAAATATCAATTGCGATCACTTATACTTAAACTGTAGTGATGAGAATGGTATTGATATAATTAGAGACAAAGTAAAACAATTCGCTTCAGGCGCTACATTTAAACCACTTAAAGTAGTAATATTAGATGAAGCTGATTTCTTAACTATAAATGCTCAAGCAGCACTTAGAAATGTTATTGAGTCATTTAGTTTAACTACTAGGTTTATATTCACTTGTAACTTTGTTGAACGTATTATTGATCCATTACAATCCAGATTAACTACATTCGCATTAAATACTCCCGAAGCAAAAACCATAGCTAAACGTTTAAAAGAAATACTTGATACAGAACAAGTAGAGTATGATATTAAAGATGTAGTTGATATAGTAAAGAAAACATACCCAGATATTAGACGTTCAATTAATTTACTTCAAGGAATGTCTATTGGAGGTAAGTTAGTACTTAAGAAAATTACTGATGGTAGCTATATAGAACAAATTATTAGTGAGGCTAAGTCTAAAAAGAAAACAGCATTTAACTCTATTAGACAAATTATAGCTGACAATGATATAAATGACTTTACAGGTCTATATAAAGCACTTCATAATGAATTTTCATCAGCTGAAGCAACTATAATAATTGAAGAGTATTTATTTCATTCAACTACAATACCTGATAAAGAAATATGCTTTATGGGTTGTGTAGGTAAATTATTAAACATATGAGTAAAATAGATTTTATAAAGAAATTAGAGGATGTTTGTGGTGATATAGAACTTTCTATTGAAGATGCTTGTAAGGTAACAAATGATTTTATTATTACTGATAAAGTTAATGTTGGTATTAAAAAAGTAAGTAGAGATGTATTAATAGGTTTAATACCAAAAATATTTGATAATACAAATAAAGTAATAGAATTTGCTAATAAAATTTATAACCAGTATGAAAATAACATTTGTACTATTTATTTTGGCTATTCTAATGGTTCTAAAGAATTATACTTTGAACTTAAAATTAATCCAACTGAGTCATCTGAGATAATATCTTATGATGAAGATAATGATGTGGTTAGTAATTATACATTCACATTTGATATTAATGACAAAGCTAAAGAATTCGCTACCGATATATTTAATAAAACAGGTTTAATAATACCATCAATAGATACTTATTTTAAGTGTGGTTTTAATAAAAACAATACTATGTATCTTTATGTGTTTGAACCATTAATTGGTTTATCATCTATGTTAAAAACGTATTGCAAAGATATGAACTTTAATATAACTGATTTAGAAAATTGGTTAGATGAACATTCATCAGATGTATTAACTTTTATAGGTTATAAAAAAGAAAACGATAAAACATTTTTAAACATTTATACAAAAAACAAAATATGAGTCAAGAACAAATGAAAATGAACATTGACCTAAAGAAAACAACCGCTATCACTTGTGATGAGTGTGGTAAAGCTGTTTTTCAAGAGGGTTTAATGCTTAGAAAAGCAAACAAATTTTTAGTTGGTACACAACAGGATGCTCTTATTCCATTACCTGTATTTTCATGCGCTGCATGTGGACACGTTAATGAAGAGTTTTACCCTGAACCACTTAAAAACTTAGATAATGAATCTATTTAGTTGGCTAGAAGAAATAACAACCAGTAAACGCCCATGGGATAGTTTTACAGACAGTGATAAAGAGGCATTTAATGTCTTTATGATTCATCGTTTTGTAAGTATGGATCAAAACTATATTGATGTAGTTAATATGATTCAAACCTATCCTAATGCTTCTCGTAGACATGTTTATAATTTCTACTGTGAAGTATTACCTAAAAAGAAAACATTCTTTAGATATATTAAATCTAAGAATAAATGGGATAACGAAATACTAGGTAAAGTAGCTAACTATTATAAAATCAGCACTCGCGAAGCTAAAGATTGTATATCAGTTCTAACTGATGAATCTCTTAAAAATATACTTAACATAGGGACGTCAAGTACAAATACAAAAAGGAGAAACAAGAAATGATAACATTCATATTAGGAGTTTCAGCTGCGATAGTAGTTGGGATGCTTGTTTGGTTTGCTGTTGACACTATTAAGTCATTAAAGCGAATTAAGCAATTAGAAGAACAAACAAATGAGTTACAAAATGAGATCATGCGTCGTTGTGATCAAATTGAAAGACAATTAGATGATATAGTTGGTAATGTGTATCGTAAGATTGATGACAACTATAATTACACTAATTCACGATTAGATAAATTCGCTAATGTAGTTGATCGTGACTACGTTAGAAAAAAGAATAAATTAGATAACACGATCGATTATAATAACTAACAATTAACTTGGCGTCCCTAATTAAGTTAACTATATTTACATTATGCAATTAGACTCAGTAGTAACAACAATAATTGAACAGTTCAAAGAACGTTCAGAACGAGGTAAAGCGAAATATGGAGTTGATTTAGACAGAACAGAACTATCATTATTAGAATGGATTGAACATGTTAAACAAGAACATATGGATGCAATCCTATATTTAGAAAAAATTAAACAAGTTATAAGTGGCCAAAGCAAAGTTGACTGAGATAGAATTAAAAATTAAAACACATCAATTAAAAGAAATTGATTATAGATATCAGTCTACTGTATCTTATTCTCAGTATTCAATTTGGCGTAAATGTCCTCATCAATGGGCTTTAGCTTATCTTAAAGGCTTAGCTCCATATACAGCCTCAATCCATACTATATTCGGAACTGCTATTCATGAGACGATGCAACATTATTTACAAGTAATGTATGATCAAAGTGGAGCAGCAGCTGATAGAGAAGATATTATAGGAATGTTTAATGAACGTTTTAAGTCTATTTATAAATCTGAATTTGATAAAACAAAACAACATTTCTCTAGTCCAGATGAAATGAGAGAGTTTTATGAAGATGGAGTTAATATACTTGAATGGTTTAAAAAACATCGTTCTCAATTCTTCACTACACGTAATGTAGTATTATTAGGTATTGAGATGCCTTTAATGGTAGGTCTATCTAAAAATTTATTCCTTAAAGGCTATATTGATTTTGTATTATATGATAAAGATTTAGATAAAATTTATATCTATGATATCAAAACATCTAGATCAGGATGGAATGATAAGGCTAAGAAAGATGAGATTAAATTAGCTCAAATATTATTATATAAAGAATATTTTGCTAAGCAATATAATATTGATGTTGAGAAAATTGAAGTTGAATTCTTTATATTGAAGAGAAAGATATGGGAGAATGATGCATTTACTATTCCTTATATAACTGAGTTTAAACCAGCTAGTGGTAAAATTAAACGTAAACAAGCTATCGATAAATTTAATTCATTCCTAACTGAATGTTTTGATAACGATGGTAAGATGATAAATAAAGAATATCAAAAAATAGTAAGTAAAGATTCTTGTACATACTGTCCATTCAATAATAATAAAGAGCTTTGTAACAAGGTGGTTGTTTCTTAAACTATACGTATATTTATATATATAAAATATATGATATGGGAGACAACAAATTAACAAGTGTAAAAGTAAATGAAGAATTATTTGAAGAATTTAAAGTGATGTGTGTTAGAACAAAGTTTTCACTTCAAAAATTAGTAGATAGAAGTATTCACTTATATTTAACTAATGAAGAGTATAGAAAAGAAATGCATAACCACACTAATTTAGCATTATCAGGTAGTCAATCTTAAAAAAACAATTTAAATCCGTTATGAGTAAAGAAGGTTATATTCCTAAGGAACAAAGAAAAAAAGTACTATTGCTTTGTGATGACATTAGATTCACATCAGGCATAGCAACTATAGCTAGAGAGATGGTTATTGGTACATCTCATAAATTCAATTGGGTTAACGTAGGTGGAGCAATTCAACATCCAGAAGTAGGACAGCGATTAGATGTTAGTGGTGACACTAACAAACATAATGAAATAGATGATTCAAGTGTTATTATATATCCTGTTAATGGATATGGCGATCAACATTTGATAAGAAATCTAATATCAATGGAAAAACCAGACGCGTTAATGTTTTTTACTGATCCAAGATATTGGGGTTGGTTATTCCAAATGGAAAATGAAATCAGAAGTAAAATACCAATGATTTATCTTAACATATGGGATGACTATCCAGCGCCAATGTATAATGAATCGTTTTATGAGTCATGTGATGGACTAATGTCTATATCAAAACAAACACTTAACATTAATAAGTTAGTATTAGGTGATAAGGTTAAAGACAAAGTATTAAGTTATGTGCCACATGGTATCAATGAAAAGATTTTTTATCCAATTGAAAAATCAGATGTGTTGGATAACTTTAAAAAACAATTATTTAAAGGTAAAGAATATGATTTTGTTTTAATGTTTAATTCTAGAAATATTAGACGTAAATCAGTTCCTGATACATTAGCAGCGTTTAAGTTATTTTTAGATATGTTACCTAAAGATAAAGCTGATAAATGTGCTTTTGTTTTACATACTCAGCCTATTGATGAGCATGGTACTGATTTATATGCAGTACGAGATATGTTATTCACAGATGAACAATGTGGTCAAATATATTTCTCAGATCAAAAACAACCCGCTGACACTATGAATTTATTATATAACTCATCTGATGCTGTTATATTATTAAGTGCAAATGAAGGTTGGGGATTATCATTAACTGAAGCTATGATGTGCGGTAAACCAATTATAGCTAATGTTACAGGAGGAATGCAAGACCAAATGCGTTTTGAAGATAAAGATGGTAATTGGATTGAATTTGATGATAAGTTTTGCTCTAACCATTATGGAACTATTACATCACATGGTAAATGGGCTTATCCAGTATTTCCAAGTAATAGAAGTATTCAAGGTTCTGTAGCTACACCTTATATATTTGATGATAGAGCTGATTTTAGAGACGCTGCTGATAAGATTAAAAATATATATGATACTAAAATGAACAACCCAGAGTATTATAAAGGAGTTTGTAGCGCAGCTCGTGAATGGGTTACATCAGAAGAATCAGGCATGTCAGCTAAAAACATGTGTGTTAATATTATTAACCATGTTGATGAAGTACTTAAGACATTTAAGCCTAGAAAGTCATTTGAGTTAATTAAGACAGAACCAATTAAAAGAAAACATATTCGCCATAATTTAATTTATTAATAGTTATGAAACCATTATTAGTTATAAGTTGCCCTATCGAGACAATGTCTGGATATGGAGCTAGAAGTAGAGATATTATTAAAGCATTATTAAAGTACGATAAATACGATATTAAAGTTATCTCACAACGTTGGGGTAACACAGCGTGGAATGCTTTAGATGAAAATAAACCTGAGGATAAACAATTATTAGATTTAATTTGGAAACAACCTCAATTACCTCAACAACCAGATGTTTGGATTCAGGTTACTGTTCCAAATGAATTTCAAGCAGTAGGTAAATATAATATTGGTATTACAGCTGGTATTGAAACAACTATATGTGATCCAAGTTGGATTGAAGGTATTAATAGAATGAATTTAACATTAGTATCATCTCAACATGCTAAAAAAGTATTTGAAGATTCAACATTTGAAAAACGAGATAAAAATACAAATCAAGTAGTTGAAGTAGTTAAATTAAATAAACCAGTTGAAGTATTATTTGAAGGTGTTGATTTAGATAAGTATAATTTTATACCTGATGAGTTATTAGAAGGTGATTTAGTTGAATCATTAGATGATATTAAAGAAGATTTTTGTTATTTGTTTGTAGGCCATTGGTTACAAGGACAAATAGGTGAAGATAGAAAGAATGTAGGTTATATGATTAAAGCATTCTTAGAGTTATTTAAAAATAAGAAAACAAAACCTGCTTTAATATTAAAAACATCTCAAGTAGCTAATTCAATTTTAGATAGAGAAGAAATATTAAAGAAAATAGATGCTATTAAACAAACAGTTAATGGTGATTTACCTAGTATTTATTTATTACATGGTGATTTAGAAGATAAAGATATAAACCAATTATACAACCATCCGAAAGTAAAGGCAATGGTTAGTTTAACTAAAGGTGAAGGTTTTGGTAGACCATTACTTGAATTTAGTTTATCTAAAAAACCTATTATAGCAAGTAATTGGAGCGGACATATAGATTTTTTACACCAAGATTATAATGTATTAATAGGAGGTAAATTAACTAACGTACATGAGTCAGCAGCTGCAAAAAATATGTTATTACAAGAAGCACAATGGTTTACTCCAGACGATGCTAGTGTAGCTGATGCATTTAAAAATGTTTATAATGACTATAACAAGTATGTTGATTTAGCTAAACGTCAGGCACATTACGCTAAAACTAATTTTTCATTTGATGCAATGGCTAAATTGTTAGATGAAATTTTAGAAGATAAAGTACCTAAACAAGTAGAACTTAAATTACCTAAATTGAAAAAAGTAGAATAATGACTAGTAAAGAATTTGTTTTATGGCTTAAAGGTTTTATAGCTGGTTCTAATAGTTATAATTTAACTCCTCAAGGCTGGACTACACTACAAGAAGAATTAGCTAAAGTAGAGGATGGTATTGATGTTATAATAGATGATGGTGGTATAAGTGAGTATATTAAAAGTAAAAAAACCCCACCATGTGTAGGCCACTCTATAGCTAGTGATGAAGCTGAAATGAATGAACGAATGGATATTATAGGACAAAATGGTAATGAGGGATTACATTATGAAACAACTCCATTACCAAGTAAAAAAATATATTAATATGAATGATAAATTAGTTACATGTGCTAGATGTGGTTCAGACGCTTGTTATGAACACGAAATTGAAAAAATAACAATATGGAGTTGTATGGGCTGTGGCTTCACAACTAATGAAGTTATGACTGAAGGAAGTAAGTTAGTTACTGAATCAGAAGAAGTAATGCCTGAGTTATATAAAGATATTAAATTTGTAGATAATGAAAAACGAGTTTGGTATCCAACTGTTATAAACATACCTGATAAAGGTACTGTATTTGTAAACGGTACAACTAAAGATAATTGGGGTTGGGCAGGTATTAAAGCAATAGAGACTACTGATGAAGAAAAAACTAAAATGAAAGGCGCTCCATATAAATCAGATCCAACAACATTAAAAACATTCCCTCAAGACCAATTTGATGAGGCAGTTGCTTATATTGGTTTAATTTAAATTTAAGTTATGGTTAATATTAGTTTTGCAATTACTGCTCATAATGAGCATGTTGAGTTAGATCGTTTATTAAAACAACTAACTAATAATATTAAAAAAGAAGATGAAATAGTAATATTACTAGACTCTACAGCTACTAGAGAAGTAATTGATGTGATTGGTAAATACAATTTACCTAAACAAATGGGTCGTTTAAATAATGACTTTGCTAAATTTAAAAATAGTTTAAAAGATACATGTACTAAGGAATGGATATTCTTTATAGACGCAGATGAGTATTTAAGTGATGTATTATTAGATAATATACATGAAGTACTTGAAGCAAATAAAGGAATAGTAGATGTTATAGCAGTACCTAGAATTAATACTGTAGATGGTTTAACTAGAGAACATATTGATAAATGGAGATGGTTTGTAGATGAAAATGGATATGTTAATTATCCTGATTATCAAACCCGTATATGCGCTAATAAACCTAATATAAATTGGATTAATAAAGTACATGAGCGTTTATCAGGTTGGAAAACAATAGCTAATCTACCTCATGGATATGATTTAATTCATCCTAAGACAATTGAGAGACAAGAAAGACAAAACAACTATTATAATACAATATGAAAAATATCTTAGCACTAGGAGCACATCCAGATGATCTTGAGTTTGGATGTTTTGGTACTTTAAAAAAATTTATTGATGAGGGTAAAAATGTAACTTTAGTTGTTATGACAGCTAGTACTGTAGTACACTCTCAAACAAGTAATATAACTAGAACTAAAGAACAAAGTATAAGGGAAGCTCAAGCCGCTGCTAAAGTTATAGGAGCTGATTTAGTATTGTTACCTTATCAAGATGGTGAAGTACCATTTAGTAAACAAACAGTACATGATATAGAAAAGTTATTAAGTGAACGAAATATAGATACTGTATTCACTCATTGGGCTGGTGATACACATCAGGATCATATTAACACTTTAGAAGCAACATTAGCTGCTAGTAGAATGATTAATAATGTTTTCTGTTATGAACAAGTACCATTGCCTAGAGTATGTACAACATATCCTGTTGCTAACTTTTATGTTGATATAACTGATACAATTAGTTATAAAATAGAGGCTAGTAAAAAACATGATAGTCAAATACAAAAATATTTGAACCAAGGAATTGATTTAATTGATAATTTAGAAACGTTAGCTAGATTTAGAGGTATTCAAATTGGAACTAAATATGCTGAGGCGTTTAATGTTTTAAAATATAAGTATGATAGTTAAAGAGTCATTTGATAATATATTAAGTAAAGTAGGTGACTTAAGTGATTATAATACTTTAGATATATTTGCTAGAGAAGGAGATTGGCAGTCGTTTAAATTAAATGGTAAAGTTAAATCTTTGGAGGCATGGGAGATAAATGAAGAGTTTATTCCTAACCTAAAGAAAAATTTACCTGGAGCTAAAGTACAATGTTTAGACTCTATTAATTTAATTAATACAACTGACTATACTAAATTTGATTTAGTTATTATAGACAATGGTTTAAATTGTTATGGACCAAATAGAATGTACTGCGAGCACTTTGATTTTATAAATAATATAAAAAATGTGGCTTGGCAAGATTCTTTTATTATATTCAATGTAGTAAAGAAACCATTTAACTACTCTAACTATCCAGATTGGATTGATAGACGAAATAAGTTTTATCAAGTAGAGGATAGCTCAGAGTTAAGTTTAGAGTTTTTTGAAACATTTTATAAACAATTATTTAACAATATAGGTTTTAATGTTACAGAATATTATACTGAATGTAGAGAATATCATGATGACATTGATTACTTATACTATGTAGGACTTAGAATATCATGAAAGTAACAATACATCAACCAGAACATTTTCCCTATCTAGGGTTTTTTCAAAAAATGAGTTCAGCTGATATGTTTGTAATACTAGATGATGCTCAATACACTAAAGAAAATTTCCAGAATAGAAATAAGTTCTTGAATAAAAATGGAGTTGAAGAATACTTCACTATAGAACTAGAACAAGGTGCTAATAAAAAACTAATTAAGGACGTTTTAGTAAACGATAAAACTAAATGGCGCTCTAAGATATTAGCTAAATTACAAACTAATTTTAAGGTTGATTTAAGTGAAATTTATCAATATGATAAGTTAATTGATATCAATATGGCGTCAATTAATTACTGTAGAGAAAAATTAGGTATAATTACACCTATGGTGTTTAGTTCTGAATTAAATATTAATACTACTCGTTCACAACGTTTAGCTGATATATGTAAGCATTTTAATGCTACAGAATATATTAGTGGAGGTGGAGGTAGAGCTTATTTAGATGAAAGTTTATTTGATTGTCCTGTATCTTATTTCCATCCTGAAGTACCTAACTACTATACAACACTACAACATATATGAATTTCTTTTTAACAGAATTAGGATTTGAAGGCAAATTAACTTTTAATCATACTAACTTAAGAGCAGCTGAGACTTGGATTAAGTATTTAGACGCTTATCACCTTAATATATATAATGTTTTACTTGGTAGAATGAAATATCAAGGTGATGCTTGGGTTATTATACCTAAAGGTAAAGACGCTGTTGAAAGATTATCTAAACAAAATGTAGTTGAGGATTTAAAAAGTAAATTTAATAAAGTATATTGTATCCAAGAAGGTGAAACAACATTTTTTAACCAATACGATGTTGCTACTCAGGTTTGGATGTATAATCAATTCGCTGAGGCAGATAAAATATATACTCAAAACCAATATGATCTAAAATGGCTTAAAGGATTATATGGGCCAAATAAAAAATATGGAATACTACTTCCAGTAATGGATGAGTCAGTTTTAGATAAAAATAATTTTGCTCCTAAAGCAGATAAAACTATTATATCAGGTCCATTTATACATGATTATAATGGTTTAGCTAATACAATAGTGGCTCAACAGTTTGATAATGAAATTAATATTCCACCTATGGCTTCAAGTAGAATGCCTGCTGATTCTTATATTATGCAAGACGCTATTGGAGTTAAGTATTTAAATTACATGATGTGGAAGGAATGGATTGAGAACTTAGCTCAATATAAGTATGGATTATTTTTGGTACCGTCCGTAGGGGCAGCTACATTTCCTTTGAATTGCGCTTACCATGGTATACCTTGTATTGGAACTAATAAAGCAGAAACACAAACTAAATTATTTCCATTATTAAGTGTTGACTATCAAGATTTAGAATCAGCAGTTGAGTTAGCTAAGGAATTAAAAAATAATGAAACGTTTTATAATACAGTTTCAGAGTATGCTTTAGAGATAATTAAAACTGAATTTAGTAAAGATAAATTTTTAGAAACAGCTTATAAAGATTTTTAATATGAATATATTAGTAACAGGAGGAGCAGGGTTTGTAGGTACTAACTTAATAAAACGATTATTAGAATTAGGACATACAGTTACCTCATATGATAATTACAATACAGGTTTAACATCAAACCATCAAGAAGGTGCTTTATATAAAAAAAGAGATATCACTGAATGTGAAATTGAAGATGGATTTGATTTAGTATATCATTTAGCTGCTATAGCTAGGATACAGCCATCGTTTAATAAACCAGGTGAATATTTTTTAACTAACGCTTATGGCTCATTAAGAATAGCTAAGTACTGTGTTGACAAGAATATTCCATTAGTATACGCAGGCAGTAGCTCACATCACTCAGGTAAATTTAAAAACCCATATACGTTTAGTAAAGATGTAGGTGAGGAAACAATTCAATTATTTCAAGAACAATATGGTTTAAAAGCAACTGTAGCTAGATTTTATAACGTGTATGGTCCTTATCATTTAAAACAAGGTGGCTATTGTACTTTAATAGGTACTTGGGAAGCAGCTATTGAACGAGGTGAATTATTAACTATATATGGAGATGGAAGTAAACGTAGAGATTTTACTCATGTAGATGATATTGTTGACGCATTGATATTAATTAATGAAAAACAATTATGGGGTAAAGTATTAGAATTAGGTAGAGGAAAAAATTACTCAGTATTAGAAATAGCTAAAATGTTTAATAAACCATATGTGTTTGCAAATGATAAACCAGGTGAGGCTCAAGAAACATTATGTGCTGATACTTTAGCTAAAGATTTATTGAATTGGTACCCTGAAAGAAGTATTGAAGATTATATTAAAAATTATTTAAATGGATAAAATAACATTTGTATTACCTAGTAGAAACAATTTAGAGTTTTTAAAACTAGCTTATACATCAATTCGTAATTTAGAAACTAAACATGAAGTATTAGTTTTAGATGACGCTAGTACAGATGGTACTCAAGAATGGATTACATCATTAAACGATGAAGACCTAATTACATATCATAATCCAGGTCCAGAGCGAATTGGTATTGTAGGTATGTTTGATAAAGGAATTGAAATGGCTAAAACAGAAATCATATTCGCATTCCATGCTGATATGGTAGCGTGTAAAGACCTAGATAAAAACATTTTAAAACATTTAAAACCAGGGACAGTAGTTAGTGCTACAAGAGTTGAACCACCATTACATCCAGCTGGAGTAGAGAAGATAACTGTTGATTTTGGAATCGAAGCTGAACAATTTAGTTTTGATAAATGGTATAACGAGAGTGAAGCATTAAAACAAGATAAAACAACTGAAGGTATATTTGCACCATGGTGTATGTATAAATCAGATTACTTAGCTATAGGAGGACATGATGAGTTATTTGCTCCTCAGTCTAAAGAAGATAGTGATTTATTTAATCGTTTTGTTTTAAAAGGATATCAAATAATTCAAAGTTGGGATGGTTTAGTTTATCATTTTACTTCTAGAGGTAGTAGATTTAATAAACATGCTGGTGGTAGTGCAGGTAATAATAGTAAAGAATGGCTTTACACTACAAATAAAAATGCTAGAAACTTTATTCGCAAATGGGGACATTTTGTTAAGCATGATGCTTATATGAAACCAATTATACCTCATAAGTATAATATTGGGTTTGTAGTTAATAATTGTAACTTACAATTAATGGCTGCTTTAGAACCATGGTGTAGTACTTTATATACTGATGATGAAATGGGAGTATTAGAAGCTGCTTATTATGAAAATGAACAACCACATACTAAAATTGATGTTATAAGTAAACTTAAAATAATAAAACACACTATACCTAATAATGGTATTGTAGTTGAATTTGATGGTAAAGCATTAACTCAAGAATCATTTAACATACTAACTCAGTTACCTGAAATAATAGCTGACTCAGGTGAGTTAGGAACATTTGAATTAGATATATTTAAGATTACTATTAATAACTTAGATACCTATGAAAATGATTTAATTCATATTTATAACAAATAATAGGTATGGCTAAGAAATCAGTTAGAAAGATACCAAGAATGGTCTTGTCAGTTAAAGGTGAGGGTAATCCTGATCCTGAATTGCTAAGTAAAAATGAAGTGTTTGCTGAGGCTGTTTATAAAGAAGCAGTTGAGGGTATTAAAGATGCTATTAAAAGTAAATCTAGTACAGCGGTATTATTTGAAGTAGGAGTAAGTGAATTTTATGTTCAAATAGAAAAACGAGATTGGAAGTCAGCTTTACAAACCTGTTTAAATAGACTTATAGATAAAGAACAATATGAAGAATGTATTGGTATCCAAGACATAATAAATAAAATAAAATAACAGAATGGAAAGTTATGATGAAATAAAGAAAGCAGTTGATCAATTATTATCTATTAATTCAACTGTTAAACGAAAGAAAAAAGCATACTTAGATAAACAAAAAGATTTATTTACAAGTATCATAATGGCAATGCAAGCCACTCAAGTTAGAACTAATTTAGTTAATAGTGAGTTAAAAGTAGATTTCTCTACTTATGATGAAATGTATTTACAGATTATAGATTCACTTATATTACTTCACTTTGGTAAAGAAGGATTTGAAGTAATTAATTTCTATTTATATGATAAATTTAATCTAGATGGAAGTGTAAATGAATTATTTGATGATGAAGATAAAGTAGTTCCATCTGAGACACCTGAGGATATTTGGAATATATTAGTTAAACTGAAGAAGGATAATGAAAAATAAGTTATGCTACCAAAACCATTACTCAAGTCTGATATAGAAAGAGCAATGGCGATGACTAAAAGTAATCGCGCTGCTGCTAGATATTTACATTGTAGTTATATTCACTATAAAAAGTGGGCTAAAAACTATACTGATGATAATGGCATAGTATTATTTGATAAGCATAAAAACCAATCAGGTAAAGGTATAGCTAAGTTCTTAACTAACAAAGGTAAAGAACCAGCTCTAAAAGATATAATTGAAGGTAGAGTACCTATTGACTCATACACCCCTGAAAAATTAAAGAACAGATTAATACAAGAAAGTTATTTACAAGAATGTTGTAATAAATGTCAGTTCCAAGAACGTAGAGTGTCTGATTATAAGGTACCATTAATACTTAATTTTAAAGACGGTAATAAGAAAAATTGGTCACTTGATAACTTAGAGTTACTTTGTTATAACCATTACTTTCTATACGTTGGTAATATCTTCACTAACAAACAAATACAACACATAGAAGATTATAACCCATCTACATTCCAGTCTAAAGTTGATTGGGAAATGGATGACCACTTCAAAGAACATTTACAACAACTAGGTATAGTTGATGACGACCATGAACCAGGTTCAGAATTTATTTCTAAGGTCTGACCGTAACTAATAACTTATATTTATTATATAAAAATTTAGGTTATGTTATACGATGTGAATATTGTTTACGACAATGGACAGACCACGAATGAAATTATTCATTCAAACACACCTCCATCATTTTATCCTAAACGCGATAATATTAAATCAGTAATAGCACGTGTCCACAAATACGAAGTGGAAGGTTCATTTCATCCTGGACTGCATACAGCTAGTGATGGTAAAAAGTATATTATACCTAAATGGATTGAAGTACACCCAGAAACAACTTACGATGATGTAGTTTGGGTACAACCAAAGCAGAAAAAAGTAATTGAACATATACAAGGTTCAGTTGGTATGTATAAAACTATGTTCGATCCAAATAAAAATAAATATACTTGTTCATGTATGGGGTTCTGGAGAAGTAAAGGTAATTGTAAACATGTGATTGCACTTAAAGAAAAACATTTGGATGCCAAGTCAAAATAAATTATATTCAAAGTATGAAAAAAGAAAGTAAAGAAATTTATCTAGGTGGGGGTAATAATATGATAATGAATACCTCTAAATTAGTTACATGTCATGAGACATTGACTCTAGTAGTAAACGGTACAGGAGGTATACCTTTAGATATAAAGATTCAAGCCGATTTCGATACTGTACCTGAAAAATATCATGAAGTGTTTTTAAACATGATGGCTGCTAAGTATATGAAAGCAGTATCTTTCGGAGATAATCCATTTAGTCAATGTCTGCCAACACCTAAGAAACGTTGGTATCAATTTTGGAAAAAATAAAATTAATATATGTTAACAATTAAGTATTTTACAGCATCATGGTGTGGCCCATGTAAAGCATTTGGCCCAGTATTTGATCAAGTGATGAGTGAGACAGGAACTAATTATCAAAAAATAGATGCTGACGATAATAGAGAAATATTAACTCAATATGGAGTATCATCTGTACCCACTATTGTATTTGAAGTATCAAATGAAGTTGTATTCCGTCAAACAGGAGTAATGAGTCGTGGCCAGTTGATTAGTACTATTCAAAGATTTAGTTAGGGTGACCTCGGTTTTGGATGTAAATTTATTGTATAATAAAAATAAAAAGTTATGAATATGTTTACAGAAATGACCATGGAGCAAGTCAAAAAATCAGCTCCAACTGTTTTTCAAACTGAACACAAATCACACTTAAGTGAGAATTATGTTCACATTCCAACTAATAAAGTAGTTGAAGACATGATCGCGTTAGGTTGGAAACCATGTCAAGCGGTTGAGGTAAAAGCTCGCGCTAAGAAGAATATTGGTTATCAACGTCACATGGTTAAGTTCTTCAATCCAGATATTGTTATTGAGGGTTCTGATGGTGATAATGTATTTCCACAGATATTATTAACAAATAGCCATGACGGTTTGAGTTCATTTAAGTTTCAAATTGGGTTATTTAGATTAGTATGTTCTAATGGATTAGTAGTTTGTGATACCAATTATGGTGATTTTAAATTACGTCACATGGGTTATACATTTGAGGAATTGCAAACTAAAGTAAGTGAAGCGGTTGAATCGTTTCCAGGGTTAGTTGAGAAAATTAACAAGTTGCAAAGTGTTGAACTAAATGATAAACAAATCGCTACGTTCACTAAGAAAGCAGCTGAGATACGTTTCGGTGAAGGTGTTAAAGTGAATTTAGATGAGTTATTAGTGCCTGAACGTTTAGCTGATGAGGGTAGTAACTTATGGGTTGTGTTCAATAGGGTTCAAGAAAAACTAATTGGTGGAGGATGTAGTTATACATCAGGTACTAAGATTAGAAAAGCTAGAGCCATTAAGAACTTTAACCAGGATTTAAAGATCAATGAACAACTTTGGGAATTAGTTGAGGAGTACGCTTAGTACTCCTTATAATACCTGAATATTTATATACAAATATGCAACAATGGTATTTGAATTTAATTCAGTTAGTGAGTTTAAGTCTAAAATTGAAAATAAAGACTTAGAGATATCAACTGAGATATATAAACAAATATCTAAAGCATATAATGATAAACGAAAACGAAGAAAGGTTACAGCGTTCGTTGCTAAGATAAAAACCGAGGTAATTGAATTTATTTTAGAACGTGATCAATGGGTTGTGTCATTAAATACTTGTTTGCAAGTGTTTGCTCAACATGATATGTTTGAGGAATGTATTGAGATTCAAAAAATGATAAAACAACTAGAGCATGAACACGATAGAAATAAATAGACAGAACGCAGTTAAGATATATAATTGGTGTAAAAAACAATTTGGTGTTAGTCCTATAAATGGTACTTATCCAAAGTTAGTATTTCATAGAGTAGGTAAAGATTATGCTGGGTGGTATGATCCATGGAAAAATGAAATACATGTTTTTAAACAAAAACATAGAACGTTTATGGGGTTCATAGGAACTATAATTCATGAATTTACTCATTATCATCAGAGTATAAAACGTGAGTACCGTAAATTAGATAAGATTTATTCTTATAAAAATCATCCACACGAACGTGAGGCGAATAAGATAGAGCGAAAGTATAAGTGGATGTGTTATTATGAAGTTTTCAGCCCGAATGAGGCTATGAAATAAAGTTTGTGTTCATACTTTTAATTTTTATTATCCCCCTGCGGTTTCTACCGCGGGGGCACTTTTGATAATATTTATAGAAAATGAATTAAAATGTCCTTTAAAAACCCATTTGAACGTTTTGCTGATAAGATGCTTAAGCAAGATAAGAAAGGACAAGATCTAAAAAAATATAGCATCGATCTAAGTAGTGTCTTAGGTGAAGACATTAATCAAGAAGAATTACAACATAATGAGAATAGAAAATTAGTAGGTTTAACTAAAACCTGTCTAATGAATAAGTTACATTTCTGGATGCGTAAACCAGGAGACCACTCATCACGCATTGCTTATCTTGAAAGAGATATTAAACAAGCAGCTACTATATGTGATCGTATTAATAAAAATGCATATAGTAAGGAAGATATTACAGCGTTAAAATCCATACTATCCAAACACAGTTGTGTTTGATTGACCGCAACCCCTATACTATCTTTATTATATAATAAGAAAGTATGGAAAACGATTACGAATATTTAATAGAATTAATTGAAGCGGAATTGACCGCGGCTGAGGCTATTATGAGTCAATACGATGTTTGATTGACCGCGGTTCGTTTACTAAATTTAGTATATAATAAAAATAAAAGTTATGAGGTTAAGAATTGAAACGTTAAAGAAAATTGAGGCTGAATTTGGAGAATTTGATATATCACAGATTATAGGAGGTGATAATGGTCTATATTTAAGATTTGGTTATTGGGAATCAATTGATGCTCAAAAATTACAAGATATTTTAGGTACAAGTATTGTAATAGAAGAAGATAGTGATTATGATGATGACTGTGGTTCTAAGTATATGTACAGATTATTTGATAGTATATTTTATAAAAAATAAAAAAATTAAAGTTATGTTTACTAAAGAAGATTTTGAAGAGTATGATGGTCAATATTTTGTAGGCCATGTAGTAGATGTTGATGGCTCACCTTGGGTGGATGAGGAAACATTAGAATTAATTTTACTAGAATTAAACTCAGGTGTAACTGATAATGTTACGTTTGCAGTTCCAAATAGGCCAGAAGTTGTTTATACACAAATAATGCCTGAAGATAAATTAAATTGGTTGCATTTAAATTAATAAAAATAAAAGTTATGAATACGAAACAAGTTTTATATAATGCACTTAAAGTGCAATTAGATGCTAAAGAAGCAGATTGTAATAACTACACTAATGAAGTATACAATCCAGCTATTAATCAATTAAATACTAAAGTAGCATCTTGGTTTGTTAATAATTTAAAAACACATTCTAAAACTATTTTGTTTACAGGTAATAGAGTTGAGTTTGAATATGGAGATGGTTGGGGTAAAAGAATTGATATTGATACTAGATCATCTTGGAACAATGATAAACAAGAACGTAACATTGAATTAAGTTGGAGAAGTGGTAATTACTCAATTGGTAATGATGACTATAAAACTTACTTATCTGATTTAAGTTTATTAGCTAATAATTTAGAAACAATTGATATTAACTTTTCAGAGTGGAGAAAGGAGCATAATGCGATTGAAAAAGCAGAAAGAGAATATCGTAATGAGTTTGAAACATTAAAAACAGCTCTTAATAAATTATCAACTGAAATAAGTAATGATATTAAAGATGCTATGAAGGAAATTGGTTATACAATTAAATCATTTAAACAAGATATTACTTTAAATTGGGATTATAAAGGTGATACTAAAGATTATTATTTACATACTAGAGAAAAATCATTACAATTACAATATGGTCGTTCACAATATGATACAGTGTGGGTGAATGGTTTTAAAGTATTAGGTAAGAAAGGTAATAAATATAAAGTTGAAGCATATAGAGAAGGAACGTCCGTGCCTCAAAATTATGATGTGTTAGAGAAAAAGTTTGAATCGTTCATTGAAGAAGTTAACCGTTGGGAAAATTCATCAGCCGACGATAGAAAAGCTAGAGCTGAACGTGACTTAGCTTCAAGAACTAAATAATTTGACCTAAGAAAATATATTATTATTAGTTATAAAATAAAAGTTATGCCTAGAAAATTTTTTATCCAGAAGGATGTTGAGTACAAAAATGGTGTTGTAGACACTTGGTACATGATTAAGTTAGAAACCACTGATGCAGATGGTTATGTTAGTTCCCAATTTATTGATTGTTGTAAAGATGATGAAACTAAAGCATTTGAGTTGTTAGATGCTGCTGTTGAGAAATGGGTTCCATCTAGTAAAACAATTATTAAAGAAGTAGTAATTGACTAATGAACAAAGAAGAAAAAAGCGTTTGGGTGTTGAAGCAAATCATAGACGAAATGTTTCTGATTGCTGGACACCCAGATGTTACTTTTGAAGACATAGTCAGTAGAAAAGATAATTGGTGGATGGAATGGTCAATGACTGAAGACCAATATCTAAGATGGAAACAAGCGGGTATAGATATATTAAGAAGAGAATATAGATGGCCCAAATATAGAGCTAGTGAACAAATGGCTTGGTATGCTTTACAATATAGTTTGACAATTAAATAAAAATAAAATAAAACAATTATGATTGGATTTTTAGTGTTCATTATTTCCCTAATAGTGTTAGGAGGAGTATTTGGTATTTTTGGTTTAAGTAAGTATGTAGGCGAACCTGATAAGTATGGTGATCGCCATGTAAATGGTTTTCAGTTAGTTAAATTAGTAGGAGTTATTTTAGCTTCATTCCTTTTAGGAGCATTTATTCCTTATGAAGTTGAAAGAGTTGACTCAGGTAAAGTAGCTATTTTAGTAGATAATATTGGTGATAGTAAAGGTATGGCTAAAGTAGAATATAAACGTGGTTGGGTATTATACAACTCATTCACTGAACGTTACTATGAATTTCCAGTTTATCAACAACATATTGACTATGAAGAAAATACAGTAATTACTAGAGGTGGATTCCAAGCTACAATTAAACCTAGTTTCAACTATTCACTTAATCCAACTACAGTAGATAATATGTTCCAAAATTTAAGATTGGATATTAAACAAGTAGAACAAGGATGGCTAAAGAATGCTATTATTAGTTCAGTTAATGATGTTGCTAACTTGTTTACAGTTGATAGTATTTTTAATCATAGAGCTGAATTTGAAGCTGCTATCATTACTGAGTGTAATAAGAGAGTAGGTAAATGGTTTACAGTTAGTCAGTTAAGAACTAATATTGCTCCACCACCTGCAATTACTAAAGCAATTGAAGAAAAAACAAAAGCAGTTCAGGAAGCACAAGCCGCGTTACAACGTAGATCAGTAGCTGAAGCTGAAGCAGCTGAAAAAATAGCAATTGCTAAGGGTGACTCAGCACAAGCAGTTATTGCCGCCGCTGGTCAAGCTAGAGCTAACCAGTTAATGCAACAATCATTAACACCTAATCTAGTAAACAAAATGTGGATTGAGAAGTGGGATGGTAAATTACCAACATATCAATTAGGTAATGGACAAGGTATAATGTTAAATTTAAAATAATATAGGTTATGGATAGCCAATTAAATAAATTTAAATATAAAGTAGTTAGAGTAGGAGATAGTAAAACTAAACATGGTAATGTTATTGATTGGGTTGAATGGAATGATGATAGAACATTTAATTCTAAACATGAATCTATAGGCATTAAGCGTAGTTTAGTATTGGACTTTAATTTAGGTACTTTTAAATGGATGACAACTCCAGTGACTGAGATTTTGGAGAATAAGGAAAATTATATTAAATTTAATACTGAAAATAGTACATATGAAATCTTTATTAGACAAGATAAAACAAGTATATAATAGTATAGTTAATCCAAAGGTAGGTGCTAAGTTAACTGCTAAACATGCTCCACTTACTGGTAGTAGTACATTATATACTGGTAATACAGGATTTCAAAACTATTATCAAACAACCTACTCAACATGGAATAATGATTATTGGATTAAGAAATTAAAACGTGATTTGTATATGATCCAATATAAAGGAACATGGACACATGAGATGGATGAGGCTATGTTTAATAGTGTTGTTGGTATGTTGCAATCAAAACTAGAAGCAGATCATAATATGGCTAGGGAAATAGTTTTTAATAGTAAAATGATACTTAGACATAGAAAAGTATTTGCTAATATGTTTTTTAAAGAGTTAGGTTATGGTTGGAATTCAATGTATACAACAGGAGGAATCACTGGTTCGATTAATATTACTTCAAGTAATACTTGGGCAACAACAACTCCATTACAAACAATAACAACTGTAAATCCAAATTATGCTACTTATACAGTAAATACAGGAACAGGAATGGGGATAAGTAATTATACAACAACTAATGGAACTACTATCACAGCTAAAAAAGCAGCTAAATAAATAAGTTATGAGTAACAACATGGTTAATTATAGTTGGCAGAAAAGAACAGACCGTAGACAAACTATGGATAGTTTATTTTCTAAGTACAACCACGATAAAACAGCTAGAAAGTTATTAAGTAAAAAACTTAATGCTATCCAAACACATCCAGCTAGATGGATACATGAAATGGATGATGAAATGTTAGAATCAGTAACTATGATGCTTAATTCAGAAGATGTTACTAATAGAAACATGGCTAAGGATATAGTATTTAAAAGTAAATTAAACTATAATCAAATTAGATACTTAGTAAATAATCACTGTTATGTTTTATTAACTGATGAGACAGCTGATTATTTACAAAATGTTAAATCAGGAAGCTATTCATGGTAGATGATATAATTAAAATGATAAATAGCCCTAATGCTAATGATAGGCATATGGGACTAAATATATTATTTAATCAATGGGATGATTTTAATAATGAAGAGTTAAATAAAGTATGTATAGCTTATTTTGAAAAATTAAATACAAAATCTCCAGATGAATATGATGGAAGAAGATATTATCATATGGAGAATAATAGAACAATAAGACAAATAGGTGAGGACATAGAATTTGTCGCTGAACATATTTGTGATGATCCAAAAAAATTAGGAAAAATATTCATGTTTAATGTTGAGGGTATAATTAGAGATGTTAAAATTAAAAAACTAAACAATGAGAGGCAGACCGAAGGAAATAGTACAGGAACCATTGCCAACTAAATTTGAGCGTCGTTATGAGGATGAGGATACAATTGAGGTATGGAAATACGATTTAAAGAAGTTTAACAGGGGTCCTATAGAAGTTAATATAACTTATAAAGCGGGTGCTGAGAAACGAATTAAACAACGGAATAAAGACGCTAAGCAGGAAAAACGAACAGCTAGACAAATGAAAAAAATAGAACAAAATGGGAATAATGCGAACAAAAAATCAAGGGCTACTAAAAAGTAGTATCACTGATAAAGCAGAAATTAATGATGGGCACTATTTGGAGTTAACAGATAGATGTCATGTTATGGCTAGTATATTTTATGACCATATTGTAGAACATCCTTTAGCAATTGAGGATGAAGAAATAAAACGAGCTGCAGAACATATAAGTGAAGCATTATATGATTTCTATCAGATAGTAGCTAGTAAAATGTTTAATAATGATGAACAACATTAACTCAGGAGCTGATTACGCTAACGTAATAATAAACAGTGTTATAGAAATGGAGGGTAAACTTCCTAAGAATGAACAAATGCCTAGTTTATTATTTACTTACTGGTGTCAGGAAATATCTAATAAAGCAGATGAGACATGGGCTGATTATATAATTGGTAAACGAGAGACATTTCTAATGAGTGATGTTGAAATGAAAGAATTATATGATAATGCAGGATTAAGATATGTTAGTGAATTAATTAATGGAATGGTTGATAAAGACTTGTTACAAACATATATTGATGAGAATGGAGATATATTATATGGATTAACAGATAAAGGTAAACAAACAGTAATAGATGATTTAATGAATGATAATGAATAAACTAAATATGGCTCGCAACCATCAATTTACATCAACTGTATTATCAGGTGTTAACAATCCATTATTATCAGTTCCAAATGTTGTATTACCTCCATCAGTGACATTTAGAGCAGTGGAAGGAGGAATTAGTTTTGAATTTGAGAATAAAGAAGGAAAAATTAGATTAGATTTAGATGGTGATAATTTTATAAAAGCAGTTCATGCGTTTACTGAAGCATTAGATAAAAGTAATGTTAAATATAAAATAACAACTACTAAAAAGAAAAAACGATGATAGCTAAACGTAAACATAAATTAAATTCTAGTATATTAGGAGTACCACTACCAAGAGACTTTAAATATAGAGGTAAATTTAATAGGATGTGGAAAATGAATAGTGTAACTATAGATGATATAATAAATACCTTATATAGAAATTATAAACACCTAATTAATAAAACACCAAATGAAATCTCAGAGAAAATTCATGAAGAATTGGTTCCAGAAGAAGTATCATGATCGAGGCATCAATGGTAGAGTAAAGAAACTAGGTGGTTGGGGCGGAATAGCTGAGAGAAAAACAATAGACAGAATAGCTAGAACAATAAGTGATGAGATTGATAGAGAAATATTAAAACAATTAACTGATTATGCCAAAACCTATATTCATAGTGAAAATACCCATAAATGACCCATCACTTAATTTTGATGCTATGGATAGAATTACTAAGAAATTACAAGATCAAATGCCTGATTATCATGTATTAACAATTGGCGATAAGAGAAAACGAGGTGGAGTTAGGTTTGAATGTTACAACACATCAGACTTGGACACAGTTAGTTTTGAATATTTGAAGTGGATGGTTAGTGAATTAAAATAAATTTTTTGACCCAAAGATAAGATTATATATTTAATATATTAAAATAGTAATTAAACATTTTTATTAACAAAAAACACAGTTATGAGTTATCAAACAAAAGTACGCGCTAACTACTTAAACAGAACAGCGAAATTATCATTTTTTACTCACCGTCAGAAGCAAGGTGATGTTACCCGTTTAGCTGAAGAAACAGGGTATTCAACAAGCCACATCTACAACACTATTAGTGGCGCTAGAAGAATCAACGACACAATTGCAAATGCAATGTACATGTTGACTCGCAGACGTCAAAAGAGCGAGTTATACGCTTAATTAAGTTAGTTACGACTGCCATGAGGTTAGCGGATCAGTTTTTACACTGACCGCTATCTCTCTTTTATATTAAATGTAATGATAAAAGCATTTAAGAAAAATACAAATAAACCATGGCACATGGTAAGTAAGCATAAACGAGTATATGAATGTCGTGGTAAGTATTCTAGATATATGAAAACACCTAAAAAACCAGTATGGTTAGTTAAATAATATGAGCAACAATATAAGTGAAAGTATAGACTACATGTACAATTGGATTAGAGAGAAAAGCGGTAGACTAATTAAGAAAAATGATATATGCCCAGTACATGAGACAGTATTAAATGAAGATGGAACATGTAATAAATGTTTAGAGAAAAACAATAAATAATATGAGATATAATTATAGAATAATAGAACGAGCAGTAGTAACAACAAAACAAGGAATAAGTACACAAAGTGTAGAATATGTTCCTCAATATAGAGAAGATACATTTTTAGGTAGACTTTGCGGATGGGTGAACATTGTTGAGTACCCATGTTCAAGTGAGAAAGAAGCAGAACAAAAAATAGAAAACCATAAAGTAAGACAACACGTATCAAAAATTAAAAACAAAATAAAATATATAGACAATGAATAACAAAATTAGAGCAGCATTATTAACAATATTAACATTTGGATTAATATTTGGGTTATTATATTGTATACTTCATTACGCTCACATTATAGGAATGTTGTTTGCAACATTTGTATTCACATTTGGAGTGTATTTACTATACTCAATGTATAAGGGTATGTTAGACTATAAAGACAAAAACAAACAATAATGTGGGGAGTGATGTGGAATAGAAAAGCAATGTATTACTCAGCTAAAACTAAGTACTTCGACAATTGGAGAAACTATAGAGAACGAGGTAAAGTTAGGCGAACCGATAGAATATTTTTTAAAATATTAACAACAAAACTACATGAAGTGGGCACTACCAAAAGAAGACGATATAAGATATGTTAAGCGATTTGCGCTATGGCCTATCAAAGTAAATGATAATCAAGGCAACCCATACCGTGTTTGGCTTGAACCGTATATGGCACGTCAAACGTATTGGAAAAATAAAGTGGATCATATGGTGTGGGCAACAATAGAGCGATTATCAATGGATGCTTATAACGAACGAGCCAAATATAATCAACTGTTTAAAGACAAAACGGGTATAAATTATAATGCTGAGACGGTACAAGACATATTAAATAACATGGACTATAATGCTAAAGTATGATGTGGTGGAGTAAAAAAACAATAAACGCTCAAGGTATAGTAACAGCACATGGTATTATACTTAGGAAACAAACGTTTAGAACATATACTAAACGTGGGCAACATGGTAAAATAAATAGGGATTTTGCTAGACAATTAAGTCAAGAAATGAAACTATTAATGAAAAAAGCAGGTAAACAATGGTATAGACACCCAATAAACAATAACAAATATGCAAGGATTAAAGCAATATAGACGCATGAGTAATAGAAAACAATCGTTACTAGGCACACGATACAGGACGAGAGGAATGTATAGTAAAGCATATAAACGTTATAGACGTATGCAATTACAATTTGAACGAATGCATGGAAACCCAATCATAACTCATCATGAAGTTAGCTTATAATTAATAGTATATGGCAAGTATAGATCACCTATGGAATAAAAAACACTTCCAAAAATACACATCACGAGGGTATACGGGACGTACAGACAGAATAAAGGGTGATTCAATTAAAATTAGAGTAGTGACCCCGTATGCATTGCTTAGATTAAAGTTACTATGGAAGAAACATAAACTAAGAACAGTATACGATTTAAGATACGATAGAAAAGAATATAGCATATAATAATAAATCCAGAATATGTTACACGTAACACCTAAACTACGACGCGACGGAGGAATAAAACACTACGTATACAATAGCAAAGTATATGACACATCAAATACGCCTAAACATAACGATCTAAAAACATCGTATAGAACATTGTATAGGTACCTACAAACAAATGGGTATGTGACATATGAGGGACGTGGACAAGCAAGTAGATGGGCACGAATAAATGCTAAGATATCAACAAACGTTGTACATGATCTCGTGGTGGTTGATATAGCTAAGTTATGGACGATGCGTACGTTAACTAATAGACATGCGAATACAATGCGTAAATTCGCGCATAAAATTAAGGTAAATGCGCTTAAATCGACTAGACGAACGGGTGACAAACAAATATAGTAGGTGAACTAACGGCGGGTAAAACGTTTATATGGCGCGTATAGGACAAATGAGACACGTATGGGTAGGTGACAAGTATGGGAATGTGGGTGGTCGGACACGTGTCACATGTTCCCCCCTTTCGCGGGTCAACCAAGCCTTACTCGTCGAGTACCCTATATAAGTATATACGCGTTTGCCTGACCGGGACATGCTCATTATCTTTATTATATAATAAGAAAATATGGGAACACATATCACGATTTTAGAAGCAGTTTTAGTTGGAGTAGTAAGCCTAGTTATGTATGCAGCTGTTAAAGCCGCTTATGAGACATGGTTTAAATAATTGATTGACCGGAACTGGAATGTTATATTTAATATATAAATAATTAATAATGAAAGAGAAAAAAATGAAAATGGTTAAGGTATATTATGTGCGTATGGATGGCTTCTACAGCAACATCGAGTTAAGAGAAGTAGGTAAGGATAGTGTGGATAATGAATACTGTTACTTTAAAAAATTATCCAGCGCTAAGAAATACTTAGTAGACCAGTTACAAAGCATGGTTAACGAGTATAAGAGTAACATTAAGGAAGTTAAGAGTATTAAGGCGATAGACGCTAATGGTGAGTACATTAGAAAGTAATTGCCTGACCCACCCAGACACATTATATTTAATTATAAATAAAAACAATAAAATAAAGGTTATGTCAAAAGTTAAATCAACAACAACAGCAAAACGTGGTCGTCCAGTAGTAGAAGGTTCTAAACGCCAAGCAGTACTTGCAATGAGAGATGCTAAACGCGCTCAAGGTTTAGAAATTAAACGTGGCCGTCCAGCCGGTACTAAGAAAACAACTGACGTTACAGTTGAAGTAAAGGCAACAGCTAAGAAAAGCAAGGCGGCTAAGCAAGCCGAGTTAGCTACACCAGCTGAGGCTTAGTAAATAATAATAAGGGGCGCTCGCCACAGGGGCGGAGCGCCTACTTATAAAATCAAATACGTATGAAAAAATATTAGCGACAATGAATCAATTAACACAGTTACTAAACGAGATGAAAGCCGAGTTACAGGAGCTATATGATAATCTAGACTATGAGCTGCGTAACACAGACAATCAGGACCTAATAGACGAATCGTACTTCAGCGTTACTAGTAAACTAGAATCAGCATTATCCGATATGGATGTATTGATAAACGATATTGATAACGGTGTATACGATAACACGTTAGAAGGTGACGGGACGCTAGAGGTCGAAGATGATATATAACGGACGTTAGAGGATCCTTGTTTTTAGAGAACCCCCGTTAATTGAGGTCCATCGGCGGAAGAGGCTGACCGTGAAAAGGAGATGATGTATTTTTAGATCGTAACAATCCTTTCACATCGACTCATATATACATATATAACATACAATATTCACGCTCCGATTCTGAACTTGGATTTACCCCCTTCGCAATTAAGTGAAGTGAGGGTAAATCCTCTTTTTATACGATCTTTTCATCGACGGCACATATATACAGATATACCAATTGGATGACCGCAACTATTCATGTAAATTTATTATATAATAAAAATAAAAAGATATGAATTGGAACACATTACGCCCTTTATTACGCCAAGAATTTGGTAAAAACTTTATGTTTTATAATGACCTTTATAAATCCGGGACTCGCCGTATTAAAATAAGATCAAATAACACAGAAGGTATATATAACTTTATTAAAAACAAATACCCAGAGTTAAATTTAAATATATACCAAGAAAAAGTATGGGGTAATATATTCAATTCAGTTACTATACATTACAAATAATAAATTGATTGACCGCAACTATTATGTTAAATTTATTATATAATAAGAAAATAAGAAAAATATGACAAAGCAAGAATTTTTATTGAAATGGGGTATGTTAGATGAGTTAGTAGTTACTAATACGGATTTCAAACATATATTGTTAACCAATTTAAGTAACATAGGTATAAGAATTGAAAATCCGAAAGATAAGGATGAGGCGATAAGAAAAACTAACCAATTAAAAGAGTTCATTAGTGATTTTTATAGTGCACAAGAAAAAGAAATAGCGATTAATTTTAAAAAATAATTATATGACAATAGATTTAACAGTATCAGAAATGAATGAATTAGTGTATGCATTAGGAATAGCTAATTTACACGGCCGTATGTTAAGAAAAGACATCGCGGAACAAGTAAGTAACAAGTTGTATAGAGCGTTAGCAGTAGAAAATTTACGTATCGAAGAACAAATTGAACAGGACAGTATTTTTCACGATTTAAACTTCAAGCGCCGCTACATTCAACACGGTGACTTTTAAATAAAATATTTATGTCCAGACCAAAAATTAAATCTGTGATTACACAACGCATTACTGAGATTTACTCAGCGTCCGACTTAACAACGGCAAAAGAACTATTTAAAACCCTCTTAAACGAATCAAACATTAAGGACGTCGATAAGGATAAAATGTTAGTTGAGTTGGATAAAATAACAACTTTGAGACAAGTTCAATTCTACGCGACTAATGCAATGTTTAAGTTCGAGGGTTTAGGAATTGATTGACCTCCACTTAGGTTATAAATTTAATTATAAATAAAAAATAAAAAGTATGGGATTCATTTACGACAAACACTCCGACCAAGAAAGAATGTTGAGCAAGTTCGACAAAGTAGTTAAACGTAATAAACAAGTTATGGATGAAAACCATCCCGACTTTGAACCAACAATGTTACCATTGGCTGAACAATTTAAGTATTGGGAAAGAAAAAATGAGAAAGCTCGCGCCGCTAAGGAAGCAGCTAAGGAAACTAAAGTAGCTGAACCATTTATTAGCCATTATAAACCCAAATAGTATATTAGTATATACGGAAGAGGAATGTGGGTGAAAGTTCGAGAGGCTACATTGATAAAAAATTAAAATAAAAGTTATGGATATTAGAGAAAAATGTTATGAACGAGCAACTGAGTTTGCAATTGAGTATGGTTTCACAAATGTAAGTGAACATATAATGGATATCATGGTTTCGATCATGTGTACTAGAGATAAGTCCTCACATGCGGGAGGAAGTTTTGTACAAGCAGTAGTTGCTAATGATTTGTATCTTGCCTTAAGTAGAGCAGATATGGATTGTAGAAACAATATTTATTTGTTAGCTATGTGTAATGCAAATTGTTTCATCGATAAATTTTAGTTATGACTATTAGAGAACTAGTAGAGCAACTACAACAACTAGACCCTGAACTACATGTATTCGTTCACGGATATGAAGGTGGATATAATGATGCTGGTCCAATTACTCCACCTAATAGTTTTGCTTTAGACTTTCATGATGAATGGTATTACGGCAAACATGAAACAGCAGATTATTCAGGTGTAGAAGAGGGAAATTATACAATTGTTAAAGGAATAGTATTATAAAAAATAAGTTATGATAAACACTACAACAGAACGATTAATTGAGATTGAAAAAGAACGTGAACAAACTATGTTGGATAAAGATTTCCAGAAATGGTTTGCCGAATTTAATATTTCACAATCATATGATGAGCCAAGTGGTAAAATCAGAGCACGTGAAATAATGAATTTATGGACTAATAAACATGGTGAATTAAATAGTTTTAATGTGTTAGTTAAATAGACGATTGATTTTCAACGTTTTAGTTGGGGAGCCCGGTTAGATTGACCGCGGCTCCCTTGCTATCTTTATTATATAATAAGAAAATAAGGAAAGATGGCAATTATAATATTATGGTTTTTGGTTATGTACGGTTTGTTAAGTAAAGAAGATAAAGAATAATTGACCGCGATTAGTTTGTTAAATTTATTATATAATAAGAAATAAAAGATAAAGATATGAATACAGGTAAAAAAAGAGGTAGACCGAGTAAAAAACAAGTAGCTAACTTTACAGTTGTTCCAACTGAATTAAAATTAGATATTGTACAGTTAAGTAATTTAGATATCGATCCACGTATGATGGATACTATGAAAAGTGGTTTACCGATTGATGACTTGATTTCGCATGAAGGAGGAGTTCCATGTGCCACAAATATTATGTGTATTGGAGATCCGGGTGTTGGTAAAACAACTGTACTATTAGATTTATTAGCTTCTATGAATAATAAAGGAAATAAATGTTTGTTCATTTCAGGTGAAATGGGTAAGAAACAAATGTTTAAGTACACACAACGTTTCCCACAATTTAGAAATGTAAAAACATTGTTCATGGCTGATTATTTAGAACATAACACAAAAGATGTTATTGAACAAGTAATGAGTATGGGTTGGGATTGTATATTAATAGATTCAATTGCTGAGATTATTGATGGTGTAAGAGATGATAATAGATGGGATCGTAAACAAGCTGAATCATGGTTAGTTGATTTGTGTGTTAAAAATAATAAAGGTGAGAATGATACAAATGCTTATACTTCGTATTTGTTAATTCAACAAGTAACTAAATCAGGTGAGTTTGTTGGTTCAAATAAATTGAAACATATGACCGACGCAATGATGGAAATGAGAAGAAGAAGTGACCGCGACGGAGGTGGAACATATATGAACTTTATTAAGAATAGAAATGGTAATGTTGATCAACAGTTTAGTTATGAGTTACAAAACGATTACATTTATTACGGTTCAATAGTAGAGTCAGAAGACGAAGAATAATAAAATTAAAAATATAAGTTATGATTAGAATGATTAAGAACCTTTACGGTTATGTGAGATGTAAGTATTGTGGACGTGATTGTGGTTCTACAGGTTCAGGAATGTCCATTAATGGAATGTGTGAACGTTGTTATGAGAATGGAGGTGATGAAGAATAACTTTAACCTCAATTAAGTAATTAAATTAAGTTATATGAATTTATATGTTATAGAATGTTACAATAAAAAAGGATATCCAATTTGTACAGAGTATGTAGTAGCTTCAGGTGAGCGTAAAGCAAAATCAGCTTTAAAAGCAAATGAAAGTACTAAAGGATGGCTTGGTAAAATGGTAATTGAAAATGTATTAAAAGTAATTATAACAAATTAAAAATAAAAAATATGAGTGATAATAAATCATCAAATGGAATAGGGTTTACCACAGTATTATTTCTAATATTCATGACCCTCAAATTAACAAATACAATTGATTGGTCTTGGTGGTGGGTTACTTCACCGTTATGGTTTCCAATAGCATTAGTGATTGGATTAGTTATTATTTCAACTATTGTTGCTTATATAAGTTATTTAATGGATAAATAAAAATAAAATTATGTTAAATAAAATTACTAGAGTAAGATTTGGACATCGATATAAAGGTGGTCAATATGTTATTGGTTTTTCAAGTTCAAGTTATTATGGTGGAGATGATTTTTTTGTTAATGAAAAAGATAGTCTTGTACTCCAAAAAGCACTTAAGTTAATTGCTAAATCAAATAATATTAAACCAGTAAAAGGAGATACTATATACGCTACTAAATCAAGTGATATACCTCGTTTTAAATTAAAGGAGTTTATTAAGGAAAATGGATTGAAAAAAACATCCAGACATCAGATGGCAAATGTGTTCATTGTAAATAAAGGACATTTCTTTGAAACACTTAAAAATTTGAAATTTAAAGAGTATTTGTTCATGAATAAAGATTATGCTAATTCAAACTATAAAAAATGGTTTGATGGGTATAATAAAGATAAAATCACTAATGAGTTTTTATCAGCTGAAGATAAAAATAATGCTGTATTACTTGAAACTGAAAGAGGTGCTAGTGATTGGAAGGAGGTTTTTAAAAAAGATCCAACTTGGGAAAATGTAATTGATAGTAATACTCATACAACTAAAGGAACATTTATTTCACTTTATAGAGAAGCTAAAACAATTAGTTTAATTGAAACTATAATTAGTAATGTTAATGACTTTATAAATGGAAGTAAAAGAATTGTATTTGATGAAGATTTATTTGTTGAGTTAAATAAGGAAGGAATTGAACTCGATGGTGAATATTTACAAACACTTAGAGATATGTTGTTCAGTAAAGATGATTCTAATGTTAAGTTAGGATTTGAAATGATGTCTAATCTGGTTGTTAACGATCATATGTTATTAGCCACTTCGTTTTTATTGAATGAATTGATTCATACAACTAAATTTAGACCTAGTTATTATACAAATAATAATTCCAACTTAAAAGCGTTATTAAAGGTTCTTAAAACAAGAGGTATTCATTGGGAACGTGATTGGAAAACGTTTGGTACTGGGTTGAGAAATAATTTTAAAACGGGGAAGGAAGGTGATATAGTTAAGAGATTCTTATTAGATAATATTAACCGTGAATTTAAAATAAGTAATTCAGCTGCTGAATCATTAGTTGATATTGTTTTTACGACCGAGGTTTTAGAAGTAAATTAATAAAAAATAAATTATATGATAAATGATATCCACTCAGACATTGCCAAACACTCCAAAACATTAATGTTTCGTGAGCCGTTTTATGGATTGTTCTTAATTGGTTTAAATAAAGAATTAAGTGATGCTGTTCAAACAGCGTGTGTAGCTAAAGATGGTATTAATACTAAGTTAGTTGTTAGTCCTAAATTTTGGGAGACACTAGGTGAGGGATGTAAAGTAGCTGTTTTGAAACATGAATTATTACACATCGCATTTAAACACTTACAGATGTTTGATGAGTATGATGATAAATCATTATTGAATGTAGCTGCTGATTTAGAAATTAATCAATACATTCAAGACGAGTATAAAGATGATACTTGGGATGGTTTAGAAATAAATAAAGCACCTTGGGCTGAATTGAAATTACCTGAAAAAGCAGGTACTAGAAAATATTATGAATTAATTAGAAAAGAAGAAGAAAAGAATCCAGATGGTGATGTAGCTAAGTTTATGGATGCTGCTAGAGCTGCTAATGGAGATGGTGAGCCTAGAGAAATAACTTTAGGAGATGGTACTAAAGTAACTGTTAAGGCGTCTCATGAGTTTTGGAAACAATTTGAGAATATGGATGAAGCAGAAAAGAAATTGATGGAAAAACAAATTGAACATCAATTAAAAGAAACTGCTGAACAAGTACAAAGACAAAGAGGTACTATACCTGGTGAGTTAAAAGAATTGATTGATGGTTTATATGTGAGTGAAGAAGCAGTATTGGATTGGAGAGCTTATTTAAGACGTTTCAATGGTATGGCTAGTAAAGTTTATACTAAGAAAACAAGACGTAAACCAAATAAACGTTTCTATGGTAACCCCGCTCTTAAAATTAAACAAAGAAAAAATACATTAGTTGCTATTGATACTTCAGGTTCAGTTAGTAAAGATGATTTGAAGGAATTCTTAAGTGAAATTCATCACATATATAAAACAGGTACTGAAATAACTGTTGTTGAGTGTGATGCTGCGATTGGTAGAATATATGAATATAAAGGTAAAGATGAAGAAGCATTATCAGTAACAGGTAGAGGAGGCACAAGTTATGATCCAGTATTAGAGTATCTATCTGATAATAGAGATAAGTTTCAAAACTTAATTTACTTAACTGATGGTGAATGTTCAACTAGTATTACACCATGTAAACCTACTTTATGGGTTCATTGTTCAGGGAGAAGAATGAATGAAGATTTACCAGGTGCTAAAGTTCAAATTAAATAATATGGAAAATATACACGATTTAGATGATGACCAAATCATCAGCATTAAGAATATGCTTAATAGTTGGGAGGTAGATAATATTAGAATAGCATTAACACTTTTAAATAATGCTAATTTTAATAACCCAAATATATCACCTCAAATTAATCATTTAATGGGTGAATGTCCTGGATTAAGATTTGCTGTGTACAGTAATATCCATGACGCAGGTTTTCGTATTCGTTTTCATTTTGAAGATAAAAAACTTGATCCATCATCATTTCAAGAAAGAAGTTTATTTGTGGATGATGAAACAACTTCTGAATCGGTGAGTTATGTTCCGGTTCCAATTGATTACAACAATATCAAAATGAAATGGTAATTGACCTTAATTAAGAATATAAATTTAATTATAAATAAAAAAGTAAAAGAAAATGGCAAAACAAAGTAAAAAAACGAACGCGACTGTATCATTAAATGTCCACGAATTAAAGGACTTTTTGAAACACATTATTGATAACAACCGTTATCTACAAGAAAACAATAAACCAATGGTTAGTACTGAAGTAGTAGGTGATTCAGGTATTGGTAAAACATCTTCTATTATTCAGTTAGCAAATGATTTAGGTTTAAATTTCGTTAAATTGAACTTAGCTCAAATTGAGGAAATTGGTGACTTAGTAGGTTTTCCAATTCGTCAATTTGAAATGAAAGATAAAAAAGTAACTGAATGGGTAGATGAAAATTCAGTTGAGGATTATCGTAAGAAAGGATTTGAATCAACAGGTTTGAATCGTATGAGTTACTGTCCACCTGAATGGATTAGTGGTAAAACAAATGGTGGTATCTTATTATTGGATGACTGGAATAGAGCTGATATGAGATTCATTCAAGCTGTAATGGAGTTAATCGACCGTCAACAATATATTAGTTGGAAGTTACCTAAAGATTGGCATATTATTTTAACATCAAATCCTGATAATGGAGACTATTTAGTTAACAGTATCGATAACGCTCAAAAAACAAGATTTATTAGTGTTAATTTAAAATTTGATCTTAAATGTTGGGGTAAATGGGCTGAAGAAAATAAGCTAGATGGTCGTTGTATTAACTTTATGCTGATGCATCCAGAACTAGTAACTAAAGAAGTTAACAGTAGAAGTGTTAGTATGTTCTTTAATAGTATTAGTTCAATTAAAACATTCGAAGATCAATTACCATTAATTCAAATGATTGGAGAAGGTAGTGTTGGTAGTGAATTTAGTACTTTGTTTACAATGTTCATTAATAATAAATTAGATAAGATGATTTCACCAGAAAATATCTTAACTCAAGATGAAACATATGTGATGAATACACTTAAGAGTTTAGTTGGTAAAGATAAAGCATATAGAGCAGATATCGCCGCTACATTAGGTACAAGGGTTTCTAACCACTTAGAATTTTATGCTAAGGATAATGCAATTGAGAAACCATTAATTGAACGTATCAGTAAAATCGTCACCGAGAAAATATTCGCAACAGATGTATGTTATAATATGGTTAAGTCAATTTATAATAGTAATCCGAATAAGTTTAAATTAATGATGTTGAATAAAGAATTAGTAAAATATATAACTAAATAAAGGTTGCCACTTTTACTTCAACTCCCGATCCTGCAATATGGGTTGGGAGTTTGTTATTAATACCGACTTAACCCCGATTTAAACAGCTATCTCCTATGGTTCATATATATTTATATAATAGTATTTACCCCGTTAAATCCCCGGTAAAGGCCGTTGAAAAAGCTTGGATGACCTCAACTAAAAGTTTGGAATCCCAGAGATTTTTCCATATTTTTTTAGAGCACTAAATTAATTAAAATGAGTAATGAGAGAAGTGAGGAAGTGAGAGTTAAGTTATTAACGTTAGGTGATTGTGATTATTGCACATGGTTGAAGAGTGAGTTGGACGGTTGCGGAATAACCTATGTTAATATTGATGCTGATCAACATTCCGATTTCGCTGACATGATTGAAGATAAGTTCAAGACGGATAGTTACCCTATAGTGTTTATAGAGCAAGATAGAGAGGTAATTATCATAGTTCCTGAGACTAAGTTGGAAACGAGTGAAACGTTACGTACATTTAATACGATACCTGAATTAATCGGTATCATAAAATCATATATATGAGATATAAAGAACCAATTGAAAGAAAATTAGATCAACTTGAAAATATGCTGAATGGATTCGGAGCACAATTTTCAAATCCACAATTCACTATTAACGAAGCTAAAGATATGCTTAGTCAAATGAAGGATAAAGTTGAAGAAATTAGAACATTAATTAACTCTGAACAATAAACAACAAAATAAAAGTTATGATAACTCCAGAACAAATTCAATCCAACTGGGATAAATTTTTAGGATTCATTGATACCTATATCTCAGGTGAACGAGGTGAGAAACTTAAAGAATTTTACCTTAAACATGAAGAACGCTTCGTAATGATGCCAGCGTCTCATAAGTCTCAATACCACAACTGCTATCCAGGTGGTTATATTGACCACGTAAATAGAGTAGTTGAAGGTGCTCTTAAATTAGATGATTTATGGAAGTCATTTGGAATGTGGGAAACATATAATATTGAAGAACTTGTATTCTCAGCTATCAATCATGACTTAGGTAAGTTTGGAGATGAAGAAAATGCCGCGTACATTGAACAGACAGACCAATGGAGAAGAGATAAACTAAATGAAACTTATATGTTTAACGATCGTTTAGAATATATGACTGTTCCTGATCGTGGTTTACATTTATTACTTAGTAATGGCATTATACCTACTAAGAACGAAATGATAGCTATAAAAACTCATGATGGACTATATGATGAATCGAATAAAGCTTACTTAATGGGTTTCACACCTGAAACTAAGCCCCGTACTTCACTTGTATATGTTTTACATCAGGCCGATTTAATGGCTGCTAGAATTGAGTTTGAAAGAGAATGGTTACCGAAACTATTAGGTCCTAAACAAGAAACACCTAAAAAGGAAAACAATTTTAAATTAAACAAAAACAATTCGGCTGTGAAGCAAAAAGCATTAAAATCTATGTCTAATCCTGCTTTAGCCGAGCTAATGAAAAACATATGATATTAGGAATTATTTCAATTTGCTTATGGGTATTCACTATATTTGGATACATCATTTGGAACTTAAATGGTAAAGTAGCTAAATTAGAAGAAATAGCTGCTAAACAAAAAATTATTATCGATAGTGTAGCTTCTATTGTTGAGGAGTCTAATAGACAACTTAATCAAGTTGAACTAACAGAAGCATTTAAGTCAGATGACCAGATAGGGTTCTTCTTCCGTAATTTACAAAACATTCAAGATTCATTGAATCATTATCTTAAGCAACTTTAATTATGGCAGAAGAGCAAGAAGTATTACTGACGAAGAAAGGGACTGTCCGTAAACGCAAACCTAAAAAGGCTAACGTTTATTTCACTCAAGAAACTGAGGATGCTATTATTGAGTATTTAAAAACTAAAGACACTGAGACTCGAAATAAAATATTTAATGAAAAAATTAATTACTCATTTCATAAACTGGCTGAAAATATTATCCATACGTTTAAATTTTATTATACGGAAGTGGATACTATTCCTGAGCTCCAACATGAGGTGGTGGCCTTTTTATTAGAAAAACTACACTTATACAACCAGAACAAAGGTAAGGCATTTAGTTATTTTGGTACCATTGCTAAAAGGTACCTTATTCTCTACAATAATGCTAACTATAAGAAGTTGAAGGATAAGGCGCCTGTTGAAGCAGTTGATGAGGATAAATCAATCTTAATTGATATAGTTAATAGTAATAATGAACCTCAAGTAGATCCACAACCATCTTACTTACAACAGTTTACTAAGTATGTAGATGCCAATTTATTTGTTTTATTCCCTAAACAAAATGATGCCCGTATTGCAGACGCTATATTAGAGTTATTCCGTAAAAACGAAAACTTAGATATTTTTAACAAGAAAGCATTATACATCTACGTAAAGGAAATGACTGAAGCATCTACACCTCAGATAACTAAGATTATTAAACGTTTAAAGATAGTGTATGTTAAGAAATATAACGAATACTATGAACATGGACGTATTACTATGTCGATCTAACTCTTCACATCTCTCATATTTATATAAAACGTAAATATGGATTTTAATCAAGTTTTATTTAAAGACAAGACTTTTTCGGGCTTACTTGAAGATATATATAAGAACGCAACTCGTAAGGAAAAAGAAATTAAAGCATTAATCGATCAACTGAAACCTATGATACAGGAGCCAGGTGACGCGATGATGCTTGTTCCTTTGTTAAAGGAATATATGGAAATAGCAGTTAAAAATGATGACGCCTTAATTAAAATGGCAGGTATTGTTCAACGTGCTATGCAAAACTCAAGTGGAGAAAGCGATGGAGGTATGTTAAGTGATCGTGATAAAGAATTACTATTCCAAGAAATTAGTAGTGTTGGACATAATGTTGAAATAAAACAACTTGAAAATAAATAATGGGTAAAGAGAATACTATAGTAACTGGTACTACAAGACGACCTAATAATGGATCATCTGTTAATAGTGGAGCTAATTTAAGCACCATATTACCATCATCTCCATATCAGTTTGGAATTGTAGATGCTGTAGACTCTACTACTAGAGAAATAGTATATCGAATTATAGAGAATAACGTTGCTGATAACCATTATATAAAAATAATGTTCGTTTACCTGATGTAGGATACATTGTTCCTTTATTAAGAGGTCCTGATACTTCTGTTGGTGATATTAATCAACAATATTCAAAAACAGTTTATTACCTAGATCCAATTGGTATTTGGCAAACTGTGGATAAAAATATTATTCAAAGATCAAAACTAAAAGTAGATGATGTTGTAAAAGTTGATAAGGAAAGTATAAATAATGCTATAATAGGAGTACCTAATAATCCTCCTACTGTTGAACAAAACAACTCAATCCCTTATGCTCCTGTACCTCCTGCTCCATCACCATCTCCTATAGTACCTGCTGCTTCACAACCAGCAGCTGCTATCCCACCCCCAGCACCTCCTCCACTTCCTCCTTCTGCTAACTATACATTTGATATAAAAATATCATATGATACATGGTACGCTACCATATATGATAATGGAAAGAAAATAGATAGAAGAATGTATGTATCTACTAATTATAATGAAAAAACTATAATTGGTTTTGTAATATAAAATTATAAGAGTTTATTATTAAAAAGAATTTTTGAATTTGGGAGTATAAAAAAATGAAGCCAGTTTACCTATCAGGACCAATAACAGGACTTAACTACACAGGCGCAACTAGTTGGCGTGAGTTTACTGCTGTAGAGTTAAGAAAAGTAGGTAT